TCAAGACCGCCAGGGCGGACCGTAGTTGCTGATGAGCACCTCGCCGACCTGCTTGGTGGTCGACTTGGCGCATGAGTACCTGGTCGTCACCGCCTCGATGCGGAAAGCCGCGAAGATCTCACGAATCTCGGGCACGTCGTTAAGGCTGAGCAGGAACCGCCCCTGCAGGCCGGCAAGCGCGCTGGCCAGGCGCGCGAAGTCCTCGCGGCTGAAGAAAGCCTTGCCGTAGATGCCCTCCACGCCCCAGTAGGGCGGGTCCAGGTAAAAGAAGGTCTCCGGCCGGTCGTAGCGCACCAGAAAGTCCGCATAGGGCAGCCGCTCGATGGTGGCCCTGGCCAGGCGCAGGTGCGCCTCGGACAGATCCTCCTCCAGGCGCACCAGGTTGATGCGAGGCCGCTCCGTGGGGCCGTAGCCGAAGTTGCGGCCCGTGACCTTGCCGCCAAAGGCCAGCCGTTGGATGTAGTAGAAGCGCGCGGCGCGCTGCACGTCGGTGAGGCCGTCGGCGGCGAGCTGGCGCGTCCAGTCGTCCCACCACTCCCGGCTGGACAGCAGCCACTTGAACTGCCGGCAGAACTCCTCCAGATGATGCTGGAGCACGCGGTAGAAGGTCACCAGCTCGCCGTTAAGGTCGTTGATGACCTCCACGCGGCTCTCGGGCTTGCGGAAGAACACGTGCCCGGCTCCGGCGAAGGCTTCGCAGTAGGTGTCGTGAGGGGGAATACGCTCAATGATTGTCTTGGCCAGGAGGCTTTTGCCTCCGATCCAACAAAGCGGGCTCTTGGACATCTGTCCATCCTTGAATGTTAGGCCTGCGCCTGCTAGCCTCCGGGCACCCTGATCAGGGCCGGAGAGCGGCTTCGGCCGGGACCGGCGGCGCTACGCCGGCTCGCGGGGGCGTCGCAAGCGCCCCTGCCTCTCCCATCGAAACGCCGGAGGGGCCCTTGCGGCCCCTCCGCTGTCAAAGACCTATCGCGCCGGCGCGGCCGGCAGGCCGTCCTGGCCCAGCGTGGTGCCCTGGGGCCAGCCATAGTCGGACTCCAGCAGCGTCACCACGTCCGCCGGGGCGATCTCCGTGCCGCCGGCGGGCAGAGTCTCGCCGGCGGCGAAGACGGCCAGGCAGGCGCTCTTGTCCGCGCGGTCATAAGCCGCGATCCGGCCGTCAGGATAGCCGACGTACCCGCGGTGACAAAAAGGCTCCACAGCGTTGTCGCGGCCTTCAATGCTGGCCAGGGGTGCGCCCTCGCCGTCCACATACCCCAGGTCGGTCAAGGCGAATTCGGCGTATTGCATCCTTTCCTCCCTACATGTCCGCAGCGGCGAGTCCGATCTTGGACAGCACGACGCGCTTGATGACGAAAGAACCGGAGTAACCCGGCAGGCCGACCACAGAGCGATACGTGCCCCAGTTGCACGCGGACAGGTCTCCGCCGCCGATGAGCAACTGCCGCTGATTGGCCGGGAAGCTGTCCCAGGAAGTCGGCGGGAGCGAACCGGCCAGCCAGCCGGAGTGGCAAATGCCGGCCTTGCGCCACATGGCCGCCCACACGTCGCCGGTCGTCGGCGGAACGGAACGGTGCGGGGTGATCCCGGTAAAGATCCCATTGCTGATGCCGGCGACCATGGTCCCGGCCGTGTTGGGGGTGCGCCGGCTCATGTAGATCTCGCCATTCACGGCGGCGGATGCGGACAGATAGGAGATATAGCGGTTGTCCGACGCCTCGCCCTGCCATGCGTGGAGCAGCAGCAGGAGCGACCACTCCGAGCCGCCAAGCAGCGCCGTCAACGCCGCCGCCGTGGCCGTAAAGCCGATGGACGTGCTGACCTGCCGGCCGCCATTGGCGGCGGCGGGCGCGCCGCCCACCTGCGTCAAAACCTGATCATCGCCCGTCAGGCCGCCGCCCGACCCGACCTCGTTAGCGCTGGCCCCGCCGGTCATTTCCCAGACCGCTGTCTTGGCGTCCGCCGTCGCCTCAGTGATCGGCAGGATCACGCCGCCGCGCCCCTGATCGTCAATCCCCCAAATGCCGGACAAGCTGCGATTGAGAGGGCCCAATACCCTGCCGTTGCTGCGCATGGCGGCCCCTCCCTAGCTCCGTTCGATAATAGAAGCGGAAACCTTGGCACCGTTAGCCGTCGAGCACAGGGCGGACAGGGAATCCCCGGCCTCCAGCACCTGCGCTCCGGAGAGCAGGCCCATGGCCGCCCCCACCGCGATGCTGCCCCCGGAAATCAGCTCGGTCGCCACGCCGTCCGTCGCGTCCGTCCACTTCGCCGTGACCGTCACGGCGGCCGCGTTGACGTTCGACGCCTGCGCCGCCACCACAATCGCCGTCACGCCAGCCGGACAGGTGTAGATCGTGGTCAGTGTGTCAGCCAGAACGGCCTTAGCATTCTTGTACGTACGGGCCATAAGCCTACCTCCCGGTGTTGAAGATCAAAGCCATTTCCAGGGCGTCATCGCCCGCGTCGAACGTCGAAAGCGCCGCCTTCAATCCTGCCGGCGTGACGGCGCGCTCCTCGTCCGTGCCCGCGATAGCCTCGGCTATGGTGGCCAGCTCCACGATGCCCGCCGCGGCCTCGGTGGCCGCGTTGATGGTCGGGGCAGCCGCCGCGATGAGCGCCACGATGGCCTGGCGCAGCTGGGAGTCATCCTCGGCGGAGAGCGTGAAGCCGGCCGCCAAGATGACGTTGGCGATCTCCTCTTGGACCTGAGTCAGCCAAAGAGCAGAGACTACGGTCGCCGGAGTTCCACTTTCAGGACTCCCCTCGGTGAACTTCCGGTCGCTGGTCGCGGTCGACGTGTTGATCCTGTCCATTATTCCTCCTCTCCGTAGGCAAAGATGGCGATGGCATGAGCGGGGGCTCGTTCCTGCACCCGGCATTCGAGCAGTTCGTCGCCCCAGGACGCCAGCGGCTCCCCTGCGCACCCGGCTCCGGCCTGGAAGTTCCGAACCGTCGTGGCCGCGACACGCAGGCGAAAGGCATGCACCCAGTCGCCGTTAGTCAGCGCGTCTCCGGCGGCGGCCTGGCCAGCGCGGAACGGGCGGAACTCTTCCACCGTGGCGCCCGCATAGCCAAGCGACTCGGCCAGGGCCTCATAGTCGGCGGGGCGCTGGCCGAAGCGGGCGGTGAGATGGGCGTGGACTGCCGCTCGCCGCTGGGCCAGCGTATCGGGAGCGACCGCGGAGCACGCGCCCGGCAATCCGCACACCCGCTCCCAGTCCTCCAGCATCTCGGTTGCCGTGCGGGGGTCGCTTTCCAGCACCAGGTCGTCGGCGCGCCGGTCCACCCTGGCCAGCTCAACGGACTCCGCATCCAGCAGGGCGACCCAGACCGTGCCCTCCTCGGTGGGCAGGGCCCGGCCGGGCGGCTGGAGCTGCACCAGCATCTGGCGGTAGGCTACGGCGTCAAGAGCCATCAATCCTCCCAGGTGATGGTCCCGAGGGTGACCATCTCTCCGGTCGCGCAGGTGACGTCCGCCGTGGGCGAAAGCAGCACGTGGTCGGTCTCGCCGGTGGCGATGCTGATGGCCTCCTGGATGTGCGAGAGCAGGATGGTCCCCTCCGGCACGGCCTCGCGCAGCAGCAAGTCGGCCAGCTCGGCCGCTACGGCGGCGCGCACGGCCGTGGTGTCCGGCGTCAGCCGGATCTGCGGGGTGAGGGGCTTGGCCACCGGCGCGACCACATAAACCTCCGCCGTCACCGGCCGCTGCGTCTCGATGTAGGCCTGGACGGTGGCCACATCCGCGGCAAGAGGGATGCCGTCCGCGTAGGTGCCATCCATGGCGAATCGCACGGTCACCGTGCCGGGCCCCAGCTCCATCGGGTACTCCCAGGCCCGCGTGACGCCGGCGACCTCCAGGGCCCAGGTCTCGTAGTCCCCCTTCGCCCCGGCCATGGGCGGCGTCTGGATCCTGGTCATAAGCCGGGTGCGCAGGGAGTCGTCTCTCTCCTCATCCGCTCCGCCGGTGATGGCCGCAGGTGCTGTGCCCTGATAGTCCACGCCGGAGATCGGCGACACGAGGTACAACAACAAGCCGGCCTCGGCATTGCCGTCGTCCCCGGCGTCCACGGCGCTGATGGATGCGACGGCCGTCCCCGACGCGACAGTCACCTCGGCGGTGGTCTCATACTCCACCTCGTCCGCGCGCATGAGTTGAGTCCCCGCGGGTATCACCGCGCCATTCGTCCCCGCCAAGGCGACCTGTCCGGCCGCAAAGGTTGCGGCTTTCCGGGTGAGGCCCCAGATAGAGGCCCAGCGCTCCAGGTGCTCGCTTTCGGCCGTATCGGGCATGAGCTGTTTGGCGCACCAGGCCAGATGCCCGTGCAGCTCATGCGCCGCGCCGGCGCGCACCGTGGCCAGGACATTCACCAGAGAGCGACGCAAAGACGGATCCGCGCCCTTGAGGCGCGACGCCGTATCCGCACGCCCGCGCTCGATGAGAGTGGTCAGAGTCGGTCGGTTATACGCCATCAGCCCCCCCACACGTTTGCGAACCGGTACTGGACGCGCGTGCCGTCCGGTCGGGTCAGCACGATGAGCAGCCCGAGCATTTCAGGCCGCGTAAATTCGGCGGTCACGTCCACGGCCTTCACGATGCCGTCCGTCTTCAGCCAATCGAGGGCCTCTTCCGCATATTCCTTCGCGCGGACAAGCACCGCGGGCAGTTGTTTCTCCGCCTGCAGGAGCCACAGCCGGGAGCCGATATGATCGCCATCCTCCTCGGCATAGGCGTCGCCCCACCAGCCGCGGCGGTCTGCCGCCTCGTCCGGCAGGTCGTCATCGTCATTCGCCCGGCGGTCGAGAAACAGGCTCAAGAGCACAGCCGTGCGCAGGCTGGTGTCCGCGACCAGGTCCCCGCCGGAGACGGTCAGATCGGCCTGCAGGCTGGCGAGGTCCGTGGCCACCGGGGTGATGTTCAACGCGATGTCCACGGCCTACCCCGCAAGCGGCGCGCCCGTGGGCCCGCCGTTGTCGTTCTCCGGATGCACATGGCCTTGCTGGCTCACGCTACCGGCGACCTGATCGCCAGTGGTGCGCAGGCTGCCCTGGATCGTGGCCGTCGTGTCGCCGCCGCTGGCGGTCATGCTGAAGGCCGGCGTCTCAAACTCCACGCCGGTGGTCGCCTTGACCCGGAACGTCTCGCAGCTTGTTTCGACCAGGTGGCCGCGCTTGAGCGCCACGTAGTCGCCCTCATCCGTGTAGAGGGCCACCTCGCCCGCCTCCAGCTGGAGACGGTAGCGTCGGTCGTCGACGGCGATGACCACGGCGTTGGAGCGGCTGCCGCAGACCGATAGCACAAGCCCCTCCGCCCCAGGCAGGGGATGCGAGGTGAAGCCATACTCCTGGAACCGCTCCAGACGATTCATCACCTCATCGGCCATGGCCTGCACCTGCAGCTCCTGCAGCCCGCCCGCATCGGAGATGGCCTGCAGCACGGCGCGGTTGACTATCTGCGTCAACCCGCGACGCAGCGGGCCCAAAAGCTTGTTGATCGCGCGCAGGTCGATCATGGCCAGTTCAACCCCTTCTTGGACTCGGGCAAGGCGATGCGCTTGAACGACTCGACCGGCTGCACGGTCAACTCGGCGCGGTAGCCCTGGTCGTCAAAGATGTACGCCACGTTGGTGAGGAGCAGGATCTCGTCGACGTTGAGCCAGGAGTCGCGCACCGGCACCAGCTGGCCGGGGGCCCAGAGGCCCTGACTATGCCGCCAACCCAGGACCGTATAGGTGATGCGGCGCGAGCGGCCATAGCGCACGCTGGCTTCCCACAACGCCCGGTCCTTCGGCTTCGCCCCGTCGGCCTGGGATTCGGCGATGATGGTCAACGGCCGGTGGCGAGGCACGCGCGGGTCCTTGGCCTTGGCCTTGGCGTGCGCCGCGCCGGCCCCCCAGCCCTCAAGCCCGGTGCTCTGCCCCTTGATGGTGTAGACCGAGTACCTGTCGCGCCCGGTAAAGGTCGCCTTGCAGCGCTTGACGTTCTTGCCGAGTTCCAGGGCCGGGCCGACTCGCTTGCCCAGCCCGGCGCGGGTGATGACCAGACGGCCTCGCCCATCGGTGACGAGCAGCACGGCGCGGCAGCGCGCGGCGGCCTCCAGGGTTTCGAAGACGCTATCGCCCTCCGTGTTCTTGAGCATCTTGAACGCCTTGCCGCAGGAGCACTCCGACACGACCTCGATGCCGTACGGCTTGCACAGCGTGGCCGCCACCTGGCGCAGGCGGCGGCCGGCGAACTGCGTCGACGGCGCGGAGCAGTCAACCAGGTCTGCCGTCTTGTCCCGGCCGGCCACATGAATTGTATGATCCTTGTCGTCGTACTCCGGCTCCACATCGTCCACATACCCGGTGATCACAGGTTCGAGATCCACGAGCACGCGGCAAGGCATGTACGGTTTGATGGGCCTGGGGATATCCTGGCCCGGCCAGCGCTCGGTGACGGACAAATCAAAGCTGCCGGCCACTTGATCCAAACCGCGCCGGATGGTGATGGTCGACCAGCCGCCGTAGCGGAAGCCCCCGACTTCGAGACGCACATCGGCATCAGGCATCGACCAACACCTCCAGCGGAGTATCGCCGGCGACGGCTCCGGGATGGCGCACCCTGTTCCGCGCGAGGATCTCCTCTTCGCGCGTGGCGTCGCCATACAGCTTGTGCGCCAACACCAGTCCGGGCAGAGTCGTCGTCGGGGTATACGTCGTCAGGCTGGGCAGCAGCGCGGCCCGCTCGCCGATGTCCCGGACCACGGCCGCGCGAAGATCAATGAGAGCGGTGTAGACCGCGTCGGTTGCGTCCAGGGCCGCAGCGTCAAGAGCGTCCGTGAGCGCATCCCGCGCGGCCAGCGCATCGTCGGCCGAGTCGAAATCCATTGAGCTCGACGCCTGCGCGGCTGCGGCGATGGCTGCGACAACGGCGACCTCACCAACGGCCTGCGCATTGGTCCTCACCTTGCTGCGCTCCGCCGTGCTCCACAGGGTATCCTCGACGCTGGGCAGCTTTTCCATGCCCGTTGCGTATGCGATGCCGGCGGCGAAGGCCGTGGCGCTGTCCGTATCGGTCTCCACCCCCAGGAAGAGATCGAACAGGGCCAGCAGGATCGCCGTCGGGCTGGACACGAGGGTGCTCAATGACGACATCAGCGCCTTGGCCTGACGGAGCCAGACTCCGACTCCCGTGCTCCCCGCCCGGGCGACGATGGAGCTGATGTTGTCCACGGCCGCGGTGATCTCGTCCAGGAGTTTGATCCGGACGAACTCCGGCCCGGTGATATCGAGCGTCGAGGTCTCATCCTCAAGGATGACGGTCTTGATGGCCTCTACGCCGTCGCCGACAGCCGCCGCGGTGTCCGCGTCCACCGTCGGAACCTCCAGCTGGCCGGCCTCCACGAACGTGGCGGAGAACCTGGCCATGCCGCCTTCGTGCAGGGACTCGCGCAGGATGGCCTCGCCCATAAGCTGCACCTGGTGCGTGCCGAGATACGGATGTACCAGCGTGCCCGGTCCCTTGGCCTCCAGGGCCTGCCGCAAGGCGTCGCGCCCCACCATGTAATTCGGACCGATGACGTAGAGCTCCAGCTTGAAGCTCCTGCCTTTGCGGCCCAGGTCCTCGGCATAGGGCAGGTCGCGCATGGGGTATTCGTGGAACGCGGCGCGCCGGCCCAGGAGGTGCTCATGCGACTCCACCTGGAACGCCGCTCCCCGGAACGAGCCGTCTAGATATTGCGACCGCCAGCTCATCAGTCCGCTCCGCCCATGTACAGACCGGTGTCCACGTCGGCCTCGAAGCCGGAGGTCTTCAGGGATTGCACAGTGGCGGGCCCGCTGACTTCGATTTTGAGATGCGCCTCCTTGCGGTTGATGGCGTTGGCTATGTCCTCTCCGCTCAACCCCTTTCCGATGGCCTCGCCGCCCATCCGGCCGGCGAAAAATCCGATGGCCCCCCCGAGCAGGCCGCCGACCGCCGTGCCAAGGCCGGGGGCGATGGCCGTGCCGATCATCGCGCCGAGCTTCGCCCCGCCCATACCGCCGACCAACCCGCCGACGCCGGTCGTCGTGGCCTTCACCTTCTCGCCCGTGGTGCCGTTGCCCATCCAGGCGCTGCCGACCTCGACCGCCGTACCGGCGATGGCCAGACCCGCGCCGATGCGGCCGGCCCATTTGGCGGCGGTGGTCAGCTTGCCCGCGCGGTTGCCCGTGTTGGCCAGCGCCTCGCCCACGCCGCCGGCACCGCCGCCGGCGCCGGGGCCGTTGACCACGTAAACGGGGAGCGGCCCGGCGACGGTGCCAGCGACGCCGCCCGCAGCCTTGCCCGCCGCGCCGCCCCGGAAAAAATCGAACAAGGACTTGCCGCCGACCCAGGCCTTGCGGAGGAGCACCAGGCCGCCAAGCGCCGCGGCCACCCCGGCGATGCCCTTGATGGCCATGCCCGTCTTTTCCGGGCCAAGGGCGTTGAACGTGTCCGCAACGCCCTGGATCGGGCCGGCCAACTGATCATCGGCGAAGACCTTCCAGGCCGTGTTCAGATTATCCAGCGAGCCCTTGGCGTCCTTGGCCGCGCGGGCGGAGTCCTCGATGGTCGCCGTGCCGTCGCCCTGCACCGTCATCATCTTGTCGAGGGTCGCAAATCCGCCTGTGCTTTTGTACTCGCTGATGGCCGCATTGAAGGAGCGCAGAGCCTCGGCGTCGAAGACCTGGCTCAGGCGGACCATATCGCCCTTGGAACGGACGACGATCTCCTTCATCAGCTCATTGACGGGACGCAGCACGCGCTCACCTTTCTTGAGCTTCTCCGGGTCAAACAGCTTGATGCCCACCGAGCTGAGCATCTTCACCTTTTCGGTGTCGCTAAACGTCCGCAGCAACGCCTCGAAGGCCGTGGTCGCCTGCTCGGACGAACCGACGCCCATGCGGATCGTCTGCATGACCGCGCCCATTTCGCGATTGGCCTGCTCTCCCGAGCGGCCGACCGCGGCGTATGCCGTAAACAGACGGGGACCGAGCCCGGCGAGATTTTGCAGCGTGAACGCGCCCGCCTTGCCCTGGACATTCAGTGTGTCCATGGCGCGCATCACCTGTTCCGGGGCCTTGGTGCCCTGCTTCTGGAACTCGGCGAACAGTTCGCCGATGTTGGAGCCTTGGGCCCCCGTGGCCTGAATGGCCAGGCCGATGTTGCGGATATTGTCCTGGGCGAACTTGAGGTCGCCGGTCTTTTCGATGATGGCCTCGACAGCGGCGGTGATCTCGCCGGGGTCCACGCGAATGTCCGGGGCCTGTGCGGTCTCGTAGATGGACGTCTTAAGGCGGCGCACCTCGTCTTCCGCAACGCCGGCCTGGATGCCCAGCCGCGTGAAACGCCGTTGCAGATCCATGACCATTTTGGCCGAGCCGACGCCGGCCGCGCCGGAAAGCAGCGCGGTGTAGCGGTTGCCCAGGGCGTCGAGTCCCTGGCCCGCGGCATGCACGGACCGGGCGAGCAGGCCCATGTCCCGCGCGCCCGTGCGCGCAAGGCCGCCCAGGGCGGCCTCGTTGCGCCGGGCCTGGGCGGCCAGGTTGCCGCCCAGGTCCAGGATGATGCTTGCGCGCATGGTCACGGCGTCTTCTCCGGCTTGATTTTGTCGAGGTAGCGCAGCAGCCGCTGTACGGGCAGGTCGAGGATCTTCTCCTCCTGCCAGCCGGTTCTACTGGCCAGCACCAGCACCAGCAGAGGGATCTGTCTGGCCGCTGCGATCACCTCGCCCCCGTTCGGACAACACCTCCGCCATGGCCGCGTCGTCCAACTGGGCCGCCGCCTCCTGCAGAGCTTCCATGTCGCGCGGGCTCAGGCGGCGCAGCTCGGACAGGCCGAGCGGCCCCTGCAAGTTCCCGATGCGCACGATCTGGCGACGCAGCATGCCGGCCCCCGAGAGCGTGGGGCTGGAGACCAGGCGCGGGCCGTCCTTGGTCATCACGAGCTTTTCGCTTTCCTCCTGGGCGTCGATGATGTCGCCCGCCGTGGAGGGGCGCAGCACGGCATCGGTCAGGATGTCCGTGCCGACCGTGAGCCCGTCTTTGAGCGTGATGGTGGTGGTGGCCATGGCTTAGCCCTCGTCGCAGCTGGCTGCGGACATCTTCAAGTCGACCATGCCTTCCTTGGCGCTGAGCTTCGGGGGGTCGGTCACGAACGCGTCGCGCAGGATATAGCGCGGGCCGTTGTCGCAGATGTAGACCACGGTGGCGTTGGTGATGTTCTGCAGGGCGAGCAGCGAGGTGGTGGGGGTGTTGTGCACCTTGCACTCAAGGACGGGCGGAGCCAGTTCCTCGGTGTAGTCGATGTGATAGGCCCCCGCCTTGGGGTCCCGCTTCACCCCGCCGATGTCCAGGGTGGCGTCCGGCTCCGAACGCAGCTCGGCGCCGTCCACACGGATAAGGGCTCTTCCGGTCAGTTGTGCCATGTGTTCCTCCTTAGACCTTGAACTGCGTCAGGATGGCCACCATGCGCAGCTGGTTGACGAGGTCCGGCTTCTCCAGGACATCGACGCGATTCTGGTTGTCGGCGTTGCGCTCCACGACGAGGGTGTCCTTGTAGGAGTCGTAATCCTCCACCAGGCCCTTCAGGATAAGTTCCTTGAACAGGACGAGCAGCTCGTCGCGGATGACGGAGGGGGTGACGATGGCCTGGCCCTCGCCGTACACCGTGCCGTCGTTGGCCAGCTTGTAGTCCGGCCACTTCTGGGTGATGCGGGCGCGGGTGGCGTACCGGCGATACCCGAGCGTGGCCGGGGTCTGCACGTCCAGGTAGCTCGGATCGTCCAGGCCAAAGGAGTTCTTGCGGTACATGGTGATCTCGTGCTCGATGCAGCACTCGCCCGCGGCGGACACCGTGAACGTGGCGATGCCATCCCAGAGCAGGATGTTGCGCTCGCTGTCGATCCAGCGGACGCCCACGGCCGGCGGCTTGAGTCCGGTGAGCACCATGCCCGTCAACGGGCGGGCGGGGTCGGTCTTCAGCCGGCCGGCGGCCTTGGCCGCATAGACGGCGGCCCAGACGTACGGCGGCTCGGGAGCGGCGTTGGTGCCCATGCAGGAGAAGAGCTGGTGGTTGCGGGTGTTGCCGAAGGTCCCCGAGGCCGCCAGTGTGCCGCGGTAGGCGCACCAGACCTGGCCGTCCTTCTGGCGCAGCGGACCCCAGCGATCCTCCATCTCGGTCTGCAGGGCGTCCAGGTTGGCCGTGTCGGTGTACGGCATGATGATGGCGCGCCACCACTCGTCGCCAAAGGCGGCGATGGCGTCGGCCACATCGGGGTTGGCCGCGCCGTTCGTCATGGCGGTGATGGTGGCGGTGAGCCCGGCGGGCAGCTCCTCGCCGGCGTAGTAGTTGAGGCGCAGATCCAGGTCGTTGCCCGTGGCGCCCTTCCACCGGCAGGTGATGACCACCTTGGCGGTATCGGTCGCGTCCACGGCGGCGGTGACGGGCAGCGCGGTCTTGGCGGTGATGGCCGCGGCAAGGGCCGTGGCCACCGTGGCCGGGGCCGCGCCGGAGGCCACGGCGATGCGCACGCGGGTGCCTGCCACGTACAGGTTGAGCACGCCCGCGCGCGTGGCCAGGCCGCCGATGGTGACAGCGCCGGCGGCGGCGACGCCGGCGGCGTCATCCTCCAGGGGGATGGCCCAGACCTCCAGCAGCGCGGAGTTGGCCTTGGTCAGGTAGCCGAACATATGGTCCAGCATGGAGCCCTGGCCGAAGAGGTCGGTGGCCTGGTCCGCGCTGGTGACGAGCACCGGGACGAGCGGTTCGGCCTTGCCGGTGGAAAGCATCTGGCCCAGCGCCAGGACCTTGTACTCCGTGGTGGGCGTGCCCTTGACGGCCTGGGAGTTGTCGAACTCCACAAAGCACAAGGGGATGCGCAGGTCGTCTGGGATTCCGTCGAAGCTGATGCTCATGGCCTACTCCTTGGCGGCCGTGGTCTTGGCCACGGTCTTGGGCTTGCCCTGCGTCACGTCGCCATCGCGCAGGCGGCGGCGCCAGTACGTGGAATCAACGACCTCGCGGCCATCGGCGGGCAGCGCGTCACCCATCTGGGGATCACGCACCCGCAGGCCGGGCTTGGGGATCAGGATCATCAGTTGCCTCCTTGCTGCGGTAGATGGATTTCATCCTCGGCGACGGGCGCGCCGTCGGCCAGTTCGGTCTTGACGTCGCACACTAGGTACCGGCCGAGGCTCTCGTCGTCCTCGGCCACGCCAACCGTTGCGACCACGGCGCGCTGTCGCCAGCCGACGCCCCACATGGCGACGCCGGACTTGTCGATCTGCGCGCTGAAAAGATTGTCGGCGCGGATGTCTTCCGGGGCCTTGTCCGCCGCGCCGCCCCAGCAATTGCCCGGCACGATGCCGGCCAACGCCTGCACCAGGGCCAGCGCGGCCACGTCGCGCGGGAGCCGCGCCAGATCCTTGCACACGATGACGGCCGCAACCTGGCACGCGCCGGCCACCTCATTGCTGGTCAGCTCCAGTCCGGACGCGCCGAGCGCGGCCACCAGCACGGCCGGGGCCCTGGTGGCGACGCGCTGCAGCTCCTCGTAGTCGAAGCGGCCGGCGTGCTCCGTCACGGCGACGGCCTGCCCGCCAAGCCTGGGGAGCTTGGCCTTCAGCTCGTCGGCCACGGCCTTGCGCAGTGCGAGCAGACTCATTGCAAGCCCTCCAGCAGCATGTCGATCCAGGCGTCGGTCACATCCAGGACGTCCCGTTCGTCCTCAAGGGAGACGCCCAGGTAGGGCCTGGGCGGAATGTGCATGCCCACCTCGGCCCCGCCGAACTGGTGGATGGCCCCGTAGACGAGGTTGGTTCCCACCTCGACCTCGCCGGCGCGCACGTCGGCGCGGATGGAATCGAGCAGGTGCCCCTCGGCGCTGAGCAGGCCGTGGCCGCTGCGCCTTGTGGCCGCATAGGACTCGCTCCAGTTGGGCCAGCGCTGGCCGTCCGGACCGCGCTTTTCCGATTGGATGCGCCGCCGGGCCGAGGACTCCAGCACCGCGCCGGCGTTCTCCAGCAGCTGGCGCAGCTCGGCCCTGGTCATCTTGGCCAGGCGCGCCTCCACGCGGCGCAACTCCTTGAGATCCGTGCGCAGGGCGAGACCGCTCACATGCACCTCCGACGGCGGTCAAAGGCGCGGGGCTTGCCCGAAATGAGGCCAGGCACGGCCGGGCTGGACGAGGCGGGCTCCTCCTGCGGCGGCAGCCCCAGGGACACGTCCCCGGAGGCCACGCGCTTGAGCCAGCCCACCGCGTCCTCGTACCGTTGCCGGCGCTCGTCCGTAAGCCCCGCGCCATACTCCGCGGTGATGCGGTACACGGCCACGTCGCACGCGACGCGCACGAGCACGGCCGGCACCGTGGCCAGGGGCAGCGCGTAGCGGCCGGAGAGGTAGGAGTCGATCTCGGCGTCGGCGTCGCTCAGCGCGCGCGCCACCAGGTCGGCGTCGGCAACGCCGTCCTGATCACGGTCAGCAATGACTGTCAGGGCGCTCGCCCCGCCGAGACGCTGTTCCAATTCCTCCACGGTCGCGTACATGGGCTACTCCTTCTTGCCCTTGGGCTTGGCCTCGGGCTCGGGGTCGGCTTCGGTCACCTGCACCACGAGCATGGGCTCGGCCTTCAGGATCGCGAGCTGCTCCTTGGTGAACGTGTCGTCCGAGTGCTCCACGGCCTTGTCCGAGTGGGCCATGCCGCAGCGGCGGAAGCCGTCACGCTTGGCGGTGATGATCACGGGCATGAGTATCCTCCTTGTCCTTGGTTACGCGCCGGCGCCGGTGGATCCGTAGGCGAGCTGCCAGAGGCCGTAGCCGCCGGCGGCGCGCGCTTCGACGCTGAACCGGTACTCGGCGCGGCTGAACACGTTGTCGGAGTTCGGGTCGGTCTGCTGCACGAAGACCGGGGCCTTGCGCTCCTGGTAGATGAAGGGCTTCACGGGCTTGGTGGTGTCCAGCAGGAACCACGCGGTGTCGGAGGTCAGCCAGTTCGCGGCCACCACCTTGGCCGTGCCCTTGTAGGGATTGGGCTTGCCGTCCTCCAGCTTGTCCACGGTCATCAGGGCGTTGGCGGTGTCCTCCAGGGCCGGGGGCACCAGGAGCACGGTGGGGGTGATGTTCAGCGGGCGGCCGTCTTCGTCCTTGAACTTCTTCATGGCCGTGCGCGCAGCGCCGAAACTGGCCTGGGCCGCGGCAAGCGTGGCATGGGACAGGACCGCGGTGCCCTTGTTGCTCACGCTCTTGCCGGCCACGTCATGGTCGGTGTCGAAGAAGTACTGGCCGTCAAAGCAGCGCGCGGCGAAGCCCTGGCTGACCAGCTCGAAGATGATCTCATCCGGCAGCTGTTTGGCGGAGAAGGCCGCCGACTGCGCCTGCGGGCCGATGATGCCCAGGTTGTCGTCCTCGATGTCGTTGCGCTTGACCGCAACGGTGGCTTCCCAGTCGTCGTTGACGATGCTGTACTTGAAGGCGGCCAGGGCCTTGACGGTCTTCTCGCCCAGCCACTTGCGCATGCGCGGGAAGTTGGCCAGCCACTTGTAGTCGTTCTCCTTGGTGGTGGAGGGCACCAGCATGGCGATCTCCGGCCACAAGGAGGGGGCCGCGGCGAAGGCGTTGTTGAAGGTGGTTTTGATGCCCACGAACAGGGCGGACAGGCTCGCTCCGTTGATGATCATGGCTCCTCCTAGAAGGTGATCTCGACCATGACCATGGCCGAGACGCTTGCGGTGTTGGCGCCGCCTACGGTCAGGGCGCAGGCCTGGCCCGCGGTGACGGCGTTGGCGGCGGTGGGCGTGGCCGTGTCGATGTCCCCGGCGGCCGATCCGGATTGGGCGATGGTCAGCGCGCCGCCGGTGAGGTTCGTGCCGCCGATGGACCCGGTGATGCTGGCGTCGCCGGCGGTGAGCGCGCCCTCCAGGATGCTGGTGAGCTTGGTGATGACGCCGGCGACCGGCGACGTGAAGCGGTAGACCGTTGCGTCGCCGCCCACCAAGTCGGCCACATGGATCGGCATATGGATCTTGTTGGTCCCCAAAGTGGCGCGCACGGCCGAGGGGTTGGCGAGCAGCCCGCGGTAGCCGATGCCCACCCAGACGCCGTCATCGTCCACGAACATGACCTCACCGGCCACGGGCCGGGCCCAGGAGTTGGAGGTCTTGGCCACGGTCTGGTCGTCCACCACGTAGGCGGGGGCCCCGATGTCGGCCAGCGTGATCGCGTCGGTGGAGGAGCTGTTGGCGAAGCGGAACATGCCGCGGCGGATGTACACGCCCAGCGCGCCGTTGGCGCCGGAGCTGTTGTCGACCTCCTCCTCGATGCGGCCGACCACGGTCAGCGTGGCGTCGGCGGAGGCCGGCACGACGTAGCCGGAGGAGTTGATGGCCGCCAGGCCGCCCGCGTAGACGTGGGCAGCGGCGGCGACGGGCATCACGAACAGGACGGCGTCCCGTTCCGGGGTGTTGCGGTCAGCGGTGAGAGCGGCCATTTACGCCACCTCCTTGCTGAGGGTTTTGGCGTAATCCTCGGGGGCGACCCCAAGGGCCTTGCACACGGCCAGCTCGGCGTCGGAGAGCTTGGGCGCGCCGTCGGCGCCGGTCTCGCGCCTGGCCGCCTTGTCGTCCCCGATGACCGGGGCCGAGGCCAGGAACTTCTTGAAGTTGTCCACGCCGTCCTGCTGGCGACAGGCGGCCAGGTAGAAGTCCTTCGAGGCCGGCGCGACCTTGCCGTCCATCACGGCCTGGTCCACCAGGGACGTGATCTCGGCCTCGACCTTGGCGGTCTCCTGCTCCTTCAGCTTGGTCTCCAGGTTGGCGGCCTTGGCCATGGCCTGGTCGTAGTCCGCGCGCGGCACGACCTTGGTCACGTCCAGAGTCGTGGCCTTCAGGCTGTTGACCGCCTGGGCCACGCCGTCGGACGAGGCGTCGTCGGGCAGGCCGAGGGCGCGGCACACGGCCACGGGCACGGCCGGGGATTTGTCCGCCCTGCCCTTCAGGGTGTTTACGGCCGTGACGATCTGCTCGGCGGTGGCGCCGTCGTCCAGACCCAGGGCCTTCGCGATGGGCTTCAAAGGCATGTCGTCCTCCTCGTGGGGATGGGCTTCGGCTTCACGGTTGAGCGCCTGAAGCCGCAGGTTGGGAGAATTGGTCAGGCCGGCGGAGACGATCTCCATTATCCGGCCCGTGCTCTTCGAGTAGTGGAAAACCGGTGACAGGTAGCGGTACTCGCGGTTGGCCACCTGCTCCGCGGCGCGGGGCGTCCACTCGACGCGGGCCCAGAGTCCGCCGCCACGATCCTGCAGCTCGTACATCCAGGCCGCGGCCGGGGCCTCCTCTCCGTTGGCCGCGCGCGTCTCCGTGGCGTGTTCCCAGTCGATGACCAGCGGACGGCCACGCCTGGGAAACGCCGCAAGCACGGAGTTCATGGCCGCCTGGTCGAATACCCAGCGGCGGCCGTCGACGCCGACAACATCCGGCCCGGAAGGCAGGAGTTGTACCCATTCGGGGGTGCCGCCCGTGGGCAGCTCAGAGTTGAACGCGATGCGGTTCATGGCCGCGTACTACGCGGCCCCATGGGCGAGGTCTTGTAACGGGCGTTAGGAAGTGGACGAAGGTTTTAACCACACCGCCTCCACCGGGCGGGACGACGAGGCTTCCAGACTACGTTTAAAAACGTTCAAAAACGCCCTGTCGCCTCTCGCGGGGGCGGGGGCCTGGGGCTGGAGCCTGCGCCCCCATGCCCGCGCCATTGACGACGTGGCGGCGAATGCCTATATGAGACTCAAGCGTAGCCCTCGAAGACTGGAAAACCGTCGGGCCAGTGGTTGCTTTCGAGCTTCCATGCGGGGGTGCCGGGCATAGACCCGGAGGGCGTCCCGCCGAGGGCTACAGCTGACCATCCAGCGTCACCATCCCCATCTGCTTCAAATTCGCCTCCTGCACGAGAGCCCCGCTGCGCACGGCGTTGGTGAGCACGCCTTTGGCTGAGTAGTCCAGTCGGACCACCACGCGGCCAAGCTTCTCCTGCTCCAGGTCCAGCACGTAGAGCAAAGCCTTGCGCCTGCCCGCGCCGTCCCAGACCACGGCCTTGGCCTTGGCCAGGTAGGAGGGCAAATTCATCACCACGTCCTCGGGCAGGGCCTTTGCGCCCTTGCGCGCCTCGGCCAGCAGATGCGTCACCCCGCGCTGTTCGATGGTCAGCGCGGCGCTCTGCGGTGCCTCGCCCAGCGCCGCCAGCTTGTCCACGATCTTGGGTCGCAGGGCGCCCACCACGCGCCGACCGCCGGCGCCGACGGTGTCGCCGTGCGCGATGCGCCGCGCCCACTCGCGGTACTCGGCGTTGAGGTTGGCCAGGATCTCCTCAGGCATGTCCGCGGCCGCCGCGGCCCCAAGCCCGGCCGGCGCGGCGGCAACCTTCTCGCCCCACTGGCGCGCGGCCTGGCGCACGCGGTAGGCCTCCCCGAAGTTGTAATCGAAGCCGGGGTCGATGCCGACGGGAACCTGGCTGACCTCGCCCGTGCGGCGGTTGGTCCACTGCCGCGTCTGGACCTCCGGCGCGGTGGTCCGCACCGGGATGGCCCGCTCGGTGAAGTGTCCGGTGGGCAGGTCCGTCTCGGGGTCGACCTCCTGGATCTGCGCGCTCACGCCGCTCGCCTCCAGGCGGCCGGCCTCGGACTTCGAGACCTGACGCACGCGGCACTTGCAGCCGTAGCCGTTGGGCGGGTAGTGCGACTGCCAGAACTTGTCGTCGACCGGGAGCAGGGTCCCGGCCCAGGCGACGTGCTCCGGGCGGTGGTGCTCCGAAGGGCCAAGCTCGTAGAGCAGGTAGGGCAACGCCAGCTTGGTGCGCTGGATGCGCTCCCACTGCCCGGCGGCGCGCGCGGTGCGCATGTTCGTGTCGTAGATGGTCTTGAGCCGACGCGGGCTGCCCAGCTGGGCCATGCGCTTCTTGCCCGTCAGCGGATCCTCGACCTCCTTCACGCCCCACCAGCCCTGCCGTTGCAGCTCCGGCTTCAGGCCCTTGATGAAGTCGCGCAGGGTTGTTCCCTCTTCCAGCGCTTTCAGCGCGGCCGCGTGGATCCCCGTGAGCACGTCCAGCTCCGTTGCCTTGGCCACGGTGAAGTTGGCCACATGCTCCTCGCGCCAGACGTCCAGGTGGCTGAAAGAGGTTTTCAGCCCCTTGGCGCGGAAGAAGTCCAGCGCTTCCTTGGGCGGCGGGCCGGGAAAGGAGAAGCCCGGCTTCGGCGTGTAGTCTTGCTTCGGCATCAGCCCTCCGCGTCCCCCAGGCCGCGGGCCTTGAACGCGGCCAGCGCCAGGCCGCGCACCAGGGCCGAGGGATCCATGCTCTGCAACAGGTCGGGCAGCTTGGCCAGAAACTCTTCATAGCTCTGCGACTTGTCGGCCAGCTCCTGTATGGGGTTCACCACGGGGCCGAGCTGCTCTTCCCACCCGTCCAAGGCCTCGGCCGCAATCGGGCCCAGCTCGTCCAGGGCGTCGGCTTCGCTGTTGCTCGCCCGCCGTTCCCGGTTGGCCGCCATGCCGGGCTCGGTCCGAAGCGGGCTGCCCAGAACCTCGGCGTCATCCGCAGGATCCGGGAAGCCCAGGCGGTCGCGCACCACGGAGGCCTCCACCCGCAGGCCGAGCGGCACCAGCTTGGACAGGGCGTCGGTCAGGGCGGCGATGTCCTCGGGCTCGCGCACGGGCAGAAGCAGACGCGGGTACTTGCCGGAGGCCGGCGGGCCGAAGTTCAGGTCGATGAAGGGCCGCACCAGGTCACGGTTGATGGTCGCGGCGAGCTGAAGCGCATCGTCCTTGAGGATGTCCATGCGGACGTCGTTGTGCACCGTGGCTTGGCTCTGCGAACTGCCGTCGTCGCTGGTCATGGTCTGGCCCAGCACGGCCTTGCTCACCTGACGGTCCAGCCACTCGCCCAGGTTTTGGAACAGGCTTTGCCCGCCGGAAGTCCCGCCGCCGCTGTTGCCCGTCACAAAATCGATGCGCATGCTGTCCGGAATGACCGCCGCCGCGTCGCTGCCCAGGTTGGCCACGGCCGAGACCAGCGTCTTGATGTCATCGTCCGTGGCGTTGTCGCCATAGCGCCCCAGGCGCAGCGGCTGGCCGAAGACCTCGGCGAAGGCCATCCAGTCCGTGAGCGTGTAGCTCTTGCACATGTGGGCGGCGGCGACCAGCCTGGCCAGGCCGGCGCGAATGGGCAGCCCGCTCTTGAGCTTGGGCATGTGGACAAGGAACTTGTACGGGGGCAGGGGCACGCCGTCGACGGCGCCCAGATCCTCCAGGCGCAGCTCACGGCCGGTGTCCAGGTCGAAGCGGAAGAACTTCGGGTCGCGCCACTCGAACGCGGCCGGCCGCCAGAAACTGGGGCCGCGGTCCCACAGGATCTCGCAGACGGCATAGCCCTTGCCAAGGCCATCGAGCAGGTCCGTGCACAGGCCGGGGAACTCGGTGGAATCGGCGATGTGTTCGCGCACGGCGTCGGCCAGCTCCACGTCGCGCTTGTCGTCCGTGGCCGCCGCGACCGTGGGCTCCAGGCCGGAACAGGCGCGCTTGCGCGTGCCGAGGACCGAGGCGTAGTGCGGGTCGCGTTCCTCCATCTCCTCGGCCAGGATGAGGTAGGCGCGCAGGTCGCCCTCGGCGGCGGCGAGCAGGATCCTGGCCAGGCGATGCGGGGTCAGCCCCTGGGCGATGGCCTCGGCGTCCCAGGCCCGGCGCACGCCGGTCATGGTCGGCGCGGCGACTTCGCGCGTCAAGGCATCCCGTTCGATGGGCCGGCCCAGGTGGTCATAAAGCGTGATGTCCTTGGCCATGTCAGTCTCCTACAGGCTGCCGCGCCGGAAGCCGGCGGTCAGACGCACGCGGCGCGTGTGCGCGTCGCGGTCGGGCTCGTGGTCCGAGGTGACGGGGTTGCGGGCGACGCGGGCGTAACCGTAACGCTCCGTCACCCGGTTGCTGCTGGCGAACCAGGCCAGGGCCAACGCGATTGCGGCGTCGCCGTGGCGCAGCAGCTCGGCGTCCTTGGAGTCCTTGACCCGGACATCGGGCACCTTGATGACGCCGTCGGTCTCCACCAGCGCGCGCAGGTCGCCCTCGATGTCCGCGTCACGCGGCAGGTCGATGGTCCCATCCTCAAACGCGCCCACGAACTTGGGCATCCAGTCCTTGTACCAGGCCTGGCTCAGCACCACCTGGTGGATCTTCTCCGCTCCGAACTTGTCCGCCGTGTACTCGGCCAGGGTCTGACCGCTGCCTGAGGCGTCGATGGCCCCGCCGGCGAAGCGCGGCAAGGCCGGGATGAGCGACCAGAGGATCTGCTCCTGCTGACGCGTGGGCACGTTGTGCATCTCGATCACGAAGGGGCAACGGCGCATGAGCTGCTGGTCTATGCCCAGCGGCGTGATGACCGAGAAGTCGCGGTGGCGGGCGAAGTCCTGGCCGAACACGTGGGGCCAGGCCGGGTTGAGCTTGGCCAGAAGCGGGCGCAGGTTGGCCTCGATCCAGCCAAGCGCCCATTCGCGCCGGCGCTCGTCGGGCAGGCGCGTGAAGTCGTCGGACAGGGCGATGCGCAGCACGGGACGCACCTCGCGCATGGCCGCCTCAATCCAGACGCCGGGGATGGCCTGGCCGCCGCCGTCGCGCGGGATCACGTCCAGCTCCTCGCGCATGATGGCCACGCGCGGGCCGTAGGCCTTGCGGATGCGCTCGTACCAGGCGCGCTTGCCGTCCGGCGTCGCGGCCCAGCCCTTCATCAGGCAGACGCGCTCGTACAGCCCGCCGGCAACGGCGGTGTCGAAGGCGTAGGTATGGACGCCGGCCGAGTCGCCGTAGCGCCCGGTGCGCACGTCGCGGCAGAGGTCGTTGAAGGGATTGCGCACGCCGTTGTGCGTGGAGATGATGCGAATCTTGCCGCCCCAGATCAGCAGCGCCGTGGCTGCATCGAGCACGGCCTGGACGTTGGGGTGGAAGGCGGCCTCGTCGATGACCACGATGCCCTGTAGGCCGCGGATGTTGGCCGGCCGGCTGGAGAGCGCAACGATCTGAAAGCCCGAGGCGAAGCGGATGCGATAGGAGGTGATGTACTTGCTTGAGCCGTCGGGTTGCTGGTCCTCGAAGAGGAACTCCTCAATGCCGCTGACGCCGGCGGACTGTGCTTCGGCCATGACCCGCGCGAACTTGGCGCAGTAGCCGATGAACTCCAGACCCTTCTCCTTGGTGTCGCCGATGTAGTAGATGTTGTCGCCGCCGGCGGACTTGCGCGAGGCGGCGATGATGGTGTCGTCCAGGGCCTCGCCGAAGGTGATGCCCGTGCGGCGGCCCTTTGCTGCCACCTTGAAATCCCGCTGGTCCTTGGCCCAGGACACTTGGTGCGGCATGAGCACGCCGTCCGCCAACGGGTCGAAGCCCTCCGGGATGTCGCGCACGCTCGCGGGCAGTTCCTCCCAGGAGACGGTGCGGACGGTGTCGCCCAAGGGCTCCAGCGCCTGTGGCATCAGCGTACCCCCAGGACCTTTTCGCGCCAGAAACGCGCCTGCTCAGCGGTCAGGCCCTGGGCGTGGGCGGTCTCGTCGATGCGGCTGGCCACCTCAACCTCAAGTTCCTTGCGCGCCTGCTCGCGGATCTTGCCCACCAGCTCGGCGTCGGCCTTGCTGGCGCGCGCCAGATGGTCCAGGGCCTTGGACAGCCACATGGCGTCCTGGGCGCTGAGTGCGACGACCTTGTCGACCGCCGCGCCATCGTCCGAACATTCGTCGTCTTCGCCAGCCCGCAGGGCCAGGTCCGTCAATAACCCCTGCACCAGCTCCACGTTGAGGCGCAGGGCCTTGGACTCCGAGGCGCCGAACTTGGCGACGAGCGCCTCGGCCACCTCGCGGCTGCGGCGTATCCGCTCGCCCACCTTGTCCAGACGCTGCTTGTACCGCCCTAGGGCGGAGCGGGACACGTCCGCCCCTAGGCCGTCGAGCGCGGCCTTGATCTCGTCCAGGGTGCGGCCCTGGTCCAGCAGGGCGCCGATCTGCTCGCGCAGCTCCGGCGGCAGGCGGCGGACGGTGGACTGGCGCGGCATGGCCTAGGCCTCCGGCTCGGGCCGCTTGACGCCGGGGATGGTGGCGCGGCCGCTGGCCACGTCCGCGCCGCGCGCGGTGAGCTTGCCCACGGTGACGTCGGCGGCCTTGCCCACGGTGACGAGGCCCTGCTCGGCCAGCCAGGCCAGATCGGCCGCCAGGCGGTCGTGGCTCACGGTGTGGCCCACGGCGTCCAGGGCCGGGCGCAGCACGTAGACGTTGAGCTGGTAGTCCGGGCTTTCGGCCATGAGCCGCAGGATCATCAAGCGGCGATCCTCGGTCAGCAAGTTGTCAAAGCTCATTTGTCACCCCGCAAGTGGTGTTCGAGCAGCAAATTCAAGGGCCGCTCAATGCGCTGCATGATTTCGGCCTGGCCCTGGACGGTGGCGGCTACGGCCTTGATGCTGCCCTCGATCTCCGCCAGCTGCACGGCCATGGCCTGCACCTCGGCCGCGTCGGGCAGGGCCTTCTGCGCCTGCTCCAGCTCGGTTTGGCGCTTGGTCATGGCCAGGCACTGCGCATCACAGTGGGATCGGGCCACGAACTGTTTGCGCAGGCTCCACAGCACCCACACCAGCAGGCCCTGGAAGATGAGCAGCAGCAGCGACGCCGCGTTAAATGCGATGCTCAACGGGTCCATCAGCGGGCCTCCGTGGCGTTGGCGGTTTGCGGCAGGCCCTGCGCCCATTCGCGCAGGGCCATGTACCGGGCCTTGATGTCCCGGCAGATGCGCATGTTGTCGCGGTGGGTGATGAGGACGTCGGCCGGGGTCACGGCTGAGGGAAGTTCCCCGGCCTGAGCGGGCGGAACTCCTCCGCCGGCTCCGTCAGCGCCGGGGGCGGCGGCGGGACCGGCTGGATCACCGTCGCCGAGGCCGGAGGCGGCGTTGTAAAGGCGCACCCAGCCAAGGCTGAAACGGCAAGAGCCGTCAGCAGCAGGAGCAACAAGACGCGAGGCATCGGCGATCCTCCTATCGGTGATTGCGCCACTCTGCGCGGCGATGGTTTTCTGGGCCGTGGAAAGCGAACGCTGCAGCGCGTCGCGGCGGATGACTTCGGCGTCGACGATCCTGCGTGCGGTGTCGCTGGCCAGGCGGTTGGCCTGCACTTGCGCCGCCTCCAGCTTGGCGTACTTGGCGTCGCCCTTGGCCGTGGCGGTGCTCACGCCGTGGCGGTAGCCGCCCCAGCTGGCGGCCAGGAGCAGCAGGAGCACCACGAGGGCCGCGCCAAGGCCGATGGCCAGCTTGCCCTTGCCGGTCGATAGGAGCGCGGACAGGTCCATCAACGCACCTCCGTGCAGTCGATTCCCGGCCCCCAGGCCAGGTACTTGGGTTGCCGCTTGATCAGGATGGCCCGCGGGTAGTCGCGGTTCTGCCGCCAGTTGGCGGCCGAACGACCGGCGTTGACCGTCTCGACCGAGCCCCACCAGCGCAGCGGGTCAAAGCCGCGCCGTGCGGCCAGGGCAGCGTCGCGTCGCACCCAGCCGAGGCCGCCGTTGTAAGCGGCCAGGGTCATGGCCCAGGCGTCGGCCTCGGTCGCGGCGCGCACGCGGCCGCGCAGGTCCAGATCGTAGGCCGCCAGGGCGCGCAGCGCCCAGCCCGGATTGATCGGGTTCGCGGGGCCGAGGTCCGGACGGCTGCGCCCCAGGTCGCGCGCAGTGGCCGGCATGAATTGCGCCAGGCCGCTGGCCCCGACCCAGGAGTGCGCCTCCGGATTCCAGCCGCTTTCTTGTTCGGCCTGGGCGGCGAAGACCGCCACCGGGGCGGACAGGCCGCCCTCCACGCGCGCCGCCCGGACGAGCACCGAGCGGTACTGCTGCGCGGCGGCGGGGATGGTGTCGGCGGCGTAGGCGTGAGCGGCCCAGGACAGCACCAGGAGGCCGGCCAGCCAGAAGCCGACACCGGCCCAGAAGCCCAGCACAAGCAGCTTGACGCACTGCATGAGCGCATCGCCCCAGAACTTGAGAGAGCCCGCCCGCTGCGGTCGTGTTACCCACGGCTTGCGCATCGCCTGCCCCTACAGCGCCAGCGCCACGGCCAGCATGCAGGCGCAGACGATGGCCGCGCGGCGGCCGCAGGCGATAAAGAAAGCGGTCTGGTAGCCGTCGACGATGCCGTAGTCCGGCGCGTCATCGGCGAAGTCATTCACCTTGCGCCAGTCGAAGCGGAGGTACCCGCTCGGCTTGGCGTAGGGGAAGGCGGCCACGTCGAGCAGGTAGCCCAGGCAGCCGCCGGCGGCCACCGCGCCCAATTTGTACGCCAGCACCGGCGTCTGGTGCGGGGCGATGAGCGCCACCACGGCCACAAGGCCGGTGGCCAGGACGTTGGGCAGGGTCATGCGCGGGCTGCGCGTGCGGAACCAGTCGAAAACCTTAGCGAGGGAAGCCTTGATGCGATCCATGATGCCTCCACAGGGTTCCTCCTTGCCCGGCGTCCCACCGGGACCGTCCCGATGGGCCGCCGGGACCCGAAGGAGAGATCACGGCGAAACGCCGTGCGACGCCCTACGCCTAGCGTAGGGCGTGACCCGTGGTCTTGTAACCGACGTTACAAAGTGGGGGATGATGCGGATGGTTCCGCCAAGAGCGGCCCGGAGAAGACGGCGGGCCGGTCAGCTACAGCGGTTCGACAAAGAAATTGACGGCTGTCCCGAGGGTTTCACGAAACGTGTATTTGACGTGGCCGCGCTGCACGGATCGGGTGAAAACCTCGCCTTTAACATTGCGGCGTTGCTCCGCACCCTCCCGCTTACCCAGCATGCCCAGCTCGCGAAGGATGCCGTTCTTCTGTTCGCCCGTCAGGCCGGGCGAAAACAATTCGATCAGCGCATGTGAACAACCGACAAGATACACGACGCTTGTCTTGAGCGCGTCCTCGTTATCGCTCCAGGGGAAGAATGCAGTGAGGTCAACGACATTACCGCCTGGTTTATCCAATGTCCCGGCAAGACCAAGCGCGTTATCGAAAACAACTCGAAAGGAATTGTTCACGGTTGGGAGATTGTTGATGCGCAGCTTGACGCCGGAGCGTTTGGCCGCCTCGTTGAAGCGGTCCTTGAACTCGGCGACCGGGATGCTGAGAGTCTTTGCGTTGGCCCCGACTACCGTCTCGGCCTTGGGCTTTGCATCTTTCGACTGGCAGCCCAACAAAGCGGCCAACGCCACCAGGGCGATTACGAGCACGAGCTTCCGCATGTCCCCTCCTATCGTGCCTCGTGGCACCACCAGACAACCCGGCCGATGATCCTCACCGTGTCCGCCAAATCGCCGCGCAGATCAATCTCAACCGGCGCATAGGCTGGGTTGCTGCTGCGCAGCACAAGCGCTCCTGGCCTGCGCTCAACCTGCTTCACGACCACCGTGTCTTCAATGCCGACCGCATAGACCTTGCCGGCCAACACGTCCATCTGGCCCTGGTTGATGAGCACTGTGTCCCCGTCGCGCAGCTCGGGCTCCATGCTGTCGCCCGAGACTTCCATAAGCACCATGTCGTCGGGATTACCCTTCGAGCACAACCAGTCCTCGCGGAAGGCGTACCGCCCTTTGACCTCGGCGCTGGACTCGAAGCTGCCGCCGCCTGCGGATAGGCGGGCGGTGACCTTGGGCACCATAACGAATCCGTCAGCACGCGCGAAATTATGTGCGTCAAACAGGCGGTCATGGCCCAGTGGTCCAAATTTAGGCTTTGGAGTTTCATATGTTGAACCTTCACCCCAAAGAACCCACGAAGGCGACGCCCCAGTCGCCCGGCAAAGGTTCGCTATTGTGTCTGCGCCGGGCGTCCTGCCTCCCTTTTCATAGCCTCGCCACGTGTTGATATTCACGCCCACCAAATCCGCGAAATCCTGCTGCGGAACGTTGCCGCGCAACGATTTTAGCCGCGCGGCAAAAGCCTTCTGATCCGCTTCGATATCAAGTCCAGACCGTTTCATATTTCTGCCGAGGTGAAATTTTGAAAGGACGAGCGCAAAAATGAACTATTTTGCCCCAAGGACGTATTGACTATTGGTTCGTTTTTAGGCAAACCAAAGCCTGTGAGGTTCAAAAAGTGAACCTGCTAACCCGCTTTTAACCGCAAGTCGCCGGGGGCGCAATGTCTAAAAGGCCGTCCAATCCAGACCGGGGCATGGTCCAGCTGACCCTCCCACTGTCTGAGCTGGCCTCACAGAAGCTGCGAAGCGGCTCCCTCCGGGCGAAAGAGGCTGTCAAGGATGCGCTCAAGGCCGCCTTGGCCCGCTGCGGGCTTGCCCGCGAGGTCGTGGCCGACGAGCTGTCCCGCCTCACCGGCGAGAATATCTCCATCCACACCATCAACAACTGGATCGCGCCGGCCAAGGCGGAGCGCTCCATCCCGCTCGAATACGCCGCGGCCCTGGCCGTGATCACCGGGGACGTGGGCTTTCTCCGCGTCGCCTTGGAGGCGGCCGGGATCCTCGTCCTCACGGCCGAGCAAGCCCCGTACTACGAGCTTGGCCGCATCACCGCCGAGGACCGCGCACGCGCCGCCGCGCGCAAGGCCATCTTCGAGAGGCTGCCCCGATGACCCGCCGCACCCGCCAGCTCCGCGCATGGATGATGCGCAACGATTTGGACGCCAAGGCCATCGCCTCGGCCACGGGCGTCTCGCCGTCCGCCGTGTACCGCTACATCAAGGGACGCATGGCCAGTGCCCATTTGCGAGCCTGGTTTTTATCCCTGGGCTGCCCGGCCGTGCACCTGCCGGCCGCACGCAAGACCGCCACCTCCAACATCGGGAAGGCCGCATGACCAAGGAATCCACATCCTCAGCGCGCCGCGCGCTGCGCGTGCTCAAGGCCCTCCGGGGCCACAGCCTCACCGGACTGTCCAACAAGGAGCTGGCCGAGGGCCTGCGCGAGAACGCGCCGAACATCACCCGCGCCCTGCAGGAGCTGGAGGCCGAGGGACTGGCCACCAAGCTGGACACGGGGCGCTGGGCCCACAGCGTGGCCATGCTGCAGATCGCCCACGCCTACACCGCCGAGGTCGACGCGATGCAAGGCCGTATCACCGAGATGACCCGTCGCATCGCCGCAGGGGCCATGCGCTAAACCAACCAGGAGAGACCATGCCAACGCCAGAGACTCTTTTGACCGACACGGGGAAAGACTTCCTGTCCAAGACTTTCGAGGAGCTATCCCAAGAGTTGGAGGAACAATGCGCCACCACATTCATTTTTTTCCGAGCCGATGAAGGGGAGGCGGGCATGTTCACCCGGAATCCACGCATGATTGAGGCCCTCAAAAACTACATCGCGCAGGGAACGGATCTGGCTGAGGAGGCCCGCAATGCCGGAGAATAGCCCCACCCCCGAGATCACCGATGCTCGCGCAGCCGAGCTGATGGATATGCAGAACGCCGGCGCGGTGGCCGATACGGCCGTGCTCGCCTTCGCCGACGTGTACACGGCGTTGGGACGCATCCAGGCCGCCTCGTTCTTCGCCAGAATCGGAAATATTGCCGCCGCGCAGTTCGCTGCCCAGGTGCGTGAAGGCAAGAAATACAAGGGGATGCCCTACAACGACACGGAAGGGAACCGGAAATATATTTCCACTTTCGACGAGTTCTGCGAGGTCTTCCTCGGCAAGACCGGCCGCTATGTCAGGGAGCTTGTAAGCAACCTCCACACTCTCGGCACGGACCTCTACGAAGCCGCAGAAAAGACCGGATTCCGCGCCACGGACTATGCCGCCTTGAAGGCCCTGCCGGCGGCCGAGCAGGAGATCGTCAAGACCGCTCTGGCGGCCGAGAGCAAGGACCAGGTCCTGGACATCCTGCAGGACATGGCAGCGCGTCATCAGTCCGAACGCGCCGCGATGAAGAAGCAGACGGAAGATCTGCAGGCCGACCTGGACGCGCGCGACAAGCTCCTCGCCGACAAGGGCGACAAGCTCGACAAGACGCAGATGGAGCTGGAGAAGCTCAAGAGCCTGCCGCCGGCGAAGGCGGAAGTGCTCCGGCTGGAGCGCGAGCAGGAGGCCGCCAAGGGTCTGAGCCTCGCGGTGGTCGAGGCGCAGGCAGCCATCAACGCTCTGCTCGGCAAGCTGGCCGCCATCAAGGCCGCCGAGGTCAGCATCTACACCAAGCAGCACGCCGACCAGGTCGCCTCCTGGTTCTGCCAGCAAATCCAGTTTGCGTTGCAGGAGAACGGCATTCAGGCGGACATGGCGGAGATCGTGCTGCCCGAGTGGATGCGCGACGTGGCCAAGACCTCTCCGGTCGATCAGGAGGGTAAGTAGATGCAAACCGGAGCCGAACTCATCGCGGAAGAGCGGGCACGCCAGATCATCGACAAGGGCTACACGCCCGAGCACGACGAGAAGCACGAGGATGGTGAGCTTGCCGCGGCGGCAATCAGTTACGCAGCGGAGGCCTTGGGCTTCAAACAGCACGGCTCCGGCAGGCCCCTCCTCTGGCCTTGGCCTCAACAGGACTGGAAGCCCGAGGACAGCCGGCTTGAAAATCTGATCAAGGCAGGCGCGCTCATCGCCGCCGAAATCGACCGCATCCAGGCCGACATTATGAGACGCTCGGAGGCCGCGAAGTGACCCCGACAGCCGGCGAGACCACCTACCTGCTCGATCTGCGCGAGCGTCTGGCCGCCGCGCCGCATGGCGGCAAGGCCGCCCTTGTGGCCGCCGCCGCCCAGCTGCTCGCCTGCTCAGCGCAGGAGGTCTACCGCCGGCTGAAGGCCGTGGGCTTCGAGTCCGGACGCAAGCGCCGCTCGGACCGTGGCCGCAGCCTGGTCACCAAGGACGTGGCCCTGGAGGCCGCGGCCCTGATCCAAGGCGCCCGCCGCAAGACGGGGAAGAAGACCATGCCCCTGACCGAGGCGTTGAATATCCTGCGCGACAACGGCCATGGCTCCGTGGATCCCGCCACCGGCGAGGTCGCGCTGCCCACCTCCGCCGCCACGCTCTCCCGCAAGATGCGCTCTTACGGCTGCCACCCCGCCATGCTGGAGCAGGGCAGGCCCCACGTCCAGATGCGCAGCCTGCACCCCAACCACCTCTGGCAGGTGGACGCCAGCCTGTGCGTGCTCTTCTACATGCCCAAACAGGGTTTGCAGATCATGCCTGAAGGCGTGTTTTACAAGAACAAGATCAAAAACTTGGAGAAGGTCTCGCGCGAGCGCGTCTGGCGCTACGTCGTCACCGACCACTACTCCGGCGCACTCTACGTCCGCTACGTCCTGGCCGCCGGCGAGACTTCCGAGAACCTCGCGGAGACCTTCCTCCAGGCCATCCAGCCGCGCGGCGAGGACGATCCGATCCATGGGGTGCCCTTCGGCCTGTTGATGGATCCAGGCTCGGCAAACACCAGCCACCTCTTCATCAACCTGCTGGGCAACCTCGGGGTCGAGGTCCTGGTCCACAAGCCGGGACACTCCCGAGTCAAAGGGCAAGTTGAGCAGGCGCAGAACCTGGTGGAGACGCAGTTCGAGGGCCGGCTGGCCTACATGCGCATCGAGACCATCGACCAGCTCCAGGCTGCCGCCGACCGCTGGCGCAAGCACTTCAACGCCTGGGCGGTCCACTGCCGCCACGGCCGCACCCGCAACGCCATGTGGCTCACCATCACCGAGCAGCAACTGCGCATCGCGCCGAGCATGGAGCTGTGCCGCGAGCTGGTCACCTCCAAGCCCACGGAGGTCACGGTGACCGAAGGCATGACCATCACGCACTCGGTCAAGGGTTTTGGCCGGCAGACCTACGACCTGCACGGGTGCACGGGCGTCGTCCCGAAGCTCAAGGTCATGGTGATGGTCAACCCGTACCGCGCTCCGTCCGTGGACGTGGCCGTGACGGACGAGCGCGGCGACAAGACCGTGTGGGCCCTGGATCCGGTGCAAAAGGACGAGGCCGGCTTCCGCATCGACGCGCCTGTGTGGGGCCGGGAATACAAGGCCCTGCCCGACACCGTTGCCGACCAGCGCAACAAGGAGATCGAGGCCGCCGGGGTCGTGGCCGGCCGCAAGACGGGCGTTGCCCCCTTCGGTCTGGACATTGAGGCGGACATCGCCGCTGCCCCGTCCCCGGCCTACCTGCCGCGCCGCGGCCGGGACCTGGGCCTGGACGCCGCCCGGCGCGAGATACCGCCCCTGTCACATGTGGAGGCCGCCAAGGCCCTCAAGGCCCAGCTGGGCCCGGACTGGACCACCGAGCGCTACGCCTGGCTGGTGCAGCGCTACCCCAACGGCGTTCCCGCTGATCAGATCGACGAAATCGCAGCGCGCCTTGCCGCGCCGGCCACCCCGGCCGGGGCCGTGCTCAAGGTCGTTGCCGGAGGTGCAGCGTGCTGAATCTCAAGACCATCATCGACGGTTTGCCCGAGTTGTCCCAGCGCATGGTGGCCGACGCGGCCGGCATGAGCCCGGCCGCCTTCTGCCAGCTCGTCAACCGCGACGCTTGGCCCAAGAGGCTCGGCATGGGCGAGATCCGCCAACGCATCGAGGACTGCCTGCTGACCCACGGCGTGCCGCGCGAGCAGCTGCGCGACGCCTTCGTGCGGCACGGCGTCGCCAAGCACGAGACCAACTACACGCACCAGGCCAAGGCCAAATTTACGGCCGCCTCGACGGCCGAACCCGAACAGGAGGGCATCATGTTACTGAGACGGCAGGGACTTTTCCCGGAGACCAAGCGGCATTTCAGGCTGACCCGCAACCCCTTCCTCAACGACGTCCAGGCTCAGGACGACGTGTTCATGAGCGCGGACATCCGCTACGTGCGCGAGGCCATGTACGCCACCGCGCGCCACGGCGGGCTCATGGCCGTGGCCGGCGAGAGCGGCAGCGGCAAGACCATCCTGCGCCGCGACCTGCTCGACCGGCTGGCGCGCGAGGGCAAGCCCGTGCTGGTCATCGAGCCCTACGTCCTGGGCATGGAGGACACCGAGCGTCTGGGCAAGACCCTGCGCAGCACGCACATCGCCGAGGCCATCCTGCGCACGGTGACGCCGCTGGCGACCGTGGCCAGCAGCCCGGAGGCGCGCTTCCGCCAGGTCCACCGGGCGCTGACGGAGAGCAAGCGCGCGGGCAACACGCACGTGCTGATCATCGAGGAGGCGCACGACCTCTCCACGCCGCTCTTGAAGCACCTCAAGCGCTACATCGAGCTGACCGACGGCCTGACCCCGCTCATCGGGATCCTGCTCATCGGCCAAACCGAGCTCAAGACCAAGCTCTCCGAGTCCAACTACCAGGTCCGCGAGGTGGTCCAGCGCTGCGAGCTGGTGGAGCTGCCGCCCCTGCGCGGCGGCGACCTGCCGGCCTACCTGCGTTTCAAATTCGAGCGCGTGGGCATCCCCGACCTGGACAAGGTCATCACCGAGGACGGCGTCGAGGCCTTGCGTGAGCGGCTCACCGGCCAGTCCAGCCAGCGCGGCCGCGACGGGGTGAGCCTCTGCTACCCGTTGGCCGTCGGCAACTTCATGGTCGCCGCGCTCAACACCGCCGCCGAAATCGGCGCGCCCGTGGTCACGGCCGACGTGGTCCGCAACGTGTAGCCCCACAAAGGAGATCGCCATGATCCAGCAGAAGATCAACAGCGTGGCCAACCGGCTGCGCGAGCTGGGCGGCCAGGTCAGCCCGGAGCACTACGAGGTCATCCGCGCCGCCTGCGCCGAGCTGCTCGACGCGTCCGAAAGCGCGCGCCGCCTGGAGGCGGCCACGCTGTCCGTCACCATATCCGCAGTCAACATCACCATCCAGTAAGGAGGCACACGTGTCCAAGAGATTCAAGCCCGAGGCGCTGGTCATCAGCGACCTGCCCCAAGCCGACGAGGTCCTGCGCAGGCTGGCGGAGATCGACCGCGAACAGCGTCAGATTGAGTCCGGCGCGAACGCGCAGATTGACCAGATCAAGGCCCTTGCCAAGCAGGATCTGGAGCCCCTGGCCGAGGAGCGCAAGCGTCTGGAGACCGACCTAGCCGTGTTCGCCAACCTCAAGAAGGCCGAGTTGTTCGGCGATATCCGCAACCGCAGCCAGGAGCTGACCTTCGGCATCATCGGCTTCCGCCGCGCCAAGGCTCTCCGCCTGCTGGCAAAGCGCACCTGGGGCGGCGTCCTGGACGCGCTGGACGCCTACGGCTTCATCGCGGCCATCCGCATCAAGCGCGAGGTGGACAAGGCGGCCATGGCCGACTGGCCCGACGAGAAGCTGGCCCAGGTCGGCGTGCGCCGCGAGGTCACCGACGACTTCTTCGTCGAGCTGAAGCAGGAAGAGCTGCCCAGCCAGGCGGCCTAGAGCACAACCGCAACCCAGGAGATACAACCATGGAAGCATACGCGTGGAGAAGCGGCCTGATCCAGTTCGGGCGCAGGCGCCCGTATGGAGCCCTGCTCATCGCCCGCGGGCCGGCAAAGCTCGTGCGGGCCATCGTCGAGGTGAACGCCACCCTCGGTTACGACAACAAGACCCTTCTCGTGGGCAACGTCGCCTCGGCCGAGAGTGATGACGAGGCCTACAAGGCCCTGTGCGAATTCAAGGGCCGCGTTAAGACGCAGCTTCAAAGGCGCCTGCAGGTGCAGCCGGCCTAATCTGCAACCCTCAACGGAGGACACCATGACACAGCAGGATCTGATCAACCGCGTCAATCAGCGCGTCGGCACCATCTACGGCTCCAACGTGTCCCGCGTGAAGGCCACCATGGAGGCCCTGGGCGAGGTCGCCGCCGAGACGCTCAAGGACGGCGGCGAGGTCACGTTTCCGGGGATTGGCAAGCTGGTGGTGGTGGCGACCTCTGCGCGCACGCGCCGCAACCCGCGCACCGGAGCCCCGGTGCAGGTTCCGGCCGGGCGGGCGGCGCGGTTCAAGGCGGGGGCGAAGATCAAGGCCGCGTTGAAGGGCTAGGAGGCGGCCATGGGAGAACGCATCGAAACCGTCTACGGCCATGTCGACTACGCCGCCGCCTTGAACGTGCTTGAGGCTCATTGCGTCGAGCTCGAAGAGGAGATCGGCGAGCAGAACGCGGAGGCGACTATCGACGCGATTCGCGACCTGGCCGCCGAACAGGCCGAGGACGCGAACGAAGACGACGGCTCCGGGGACGAAGACGACTAAGCGAAACCGCCCTTCGGGGCGGTCGGCCGGACGTGGTGGTCCGGTCCTGACGAGCAGCCAAACAACAGGAAAGGCCATGAGCGAACGTTTCACTCTCACGCGCGGGGCCTTCGGGACGCCGGCAGTATGGGACACGCTGCGCAAACGCGTCCTGGTGGTCATGCCCTTCGACATGGAGCTGCCGGAGCCCCTGCGCAACGAGGCGGCCACGCGCATCGCCGAGCTGTGCCTGTGGGCCGTCAACCGCGCGCGCAACGACGTGCTGGCCAAGCTGGACGGGAGGACATCATGACCACGCCACGCTTCACCCTCGACCGCGCCTGCAACGGCTCCATGACCATCCGCGACGCTCAGCTCGGGGGCAAAGTCACCATTGTCGTGCTGCGCGCCCTGGACCTTATGCCGGCGGAGCAGGCCGAGGCCGCCGCCAAGCGCAAGGCCGAGATCTGCGCCGCCGCGCTCAACCATGCCCACGAGGCCAGAGAGAGGAGTGGGATGTCATGAAGATTTACATCGCAAGTTCCTGGAAGAATCAGCACGCCGTGGAGATGTTGACCGAGTGCCTCGAACAGCGCGGGCACGAGGTGGTCTCCTTCGTCCGCCAGGCCGCGCAGACCGAAGACCGCGTGCGCTTTGGCAAGCTCGACATCGAGGAGTGGCTTCGCTCCGAGGATGCCGCAGCGAAGTTCAAATTCGACACGGATGGAGCGACTAAGAGCGACCTCGTGATTTACATCGGTCCCTCGGGTACTGACGCCTGGGCGGAGGTTGGCGCGGCCTGGGCGTCCCGCGTGACGGTCCTGGGCTTGTGGTCCAAGGGTGAGCAGGCCGGGCTCATGCGCCACATGGTGGCTGCCTGGCACAAGGACTTCCGACACCTGCTGCGAGTCGTCGACGCGATCAGTGCAAGGCGGCAGCCCAAGGAGGAGCGTCCTCATGATTAGCGACGAGCGCAAGACGCCCTTGAGCGCCATATCGAATAGGCGCGCCGGCTGGCACGCCAAAAGCATCGCCAAGGCGTTGACTACCATCTCGGACGAAAAGGACAGGACCATCGCCGCTTCCTGCGCCATGATGCTCGCCAGCATCTGTCATGCCGCCAAGGCCGAGCGTATGTCGGTCCATGCCAAGCATCTCGACATCGGCCCGGTGGACACGGGATCCTGGCTCGTGACCGTCGAGCAGACGGATCCTGCCGGAACTCCGGTGGAGGAGATCCGTGAGAACAAAGGGCGGTTCGAGTTCAACGGTGATGTTGTGGGGCTATGGAACCGGGTTTCCTCATCCGGCCAGTTTATCCTGGAAGCCCTGCGCATCCTTTTTTTAGGCCGCGTGGCGATGGTGCTGCACAAGGCTATTCCGCTCACCGGTATGAGCGTCGAAACCAAGGAGGGCCGCCATGGCCATTCCCGCCCGTAACCTCGCGCCCTACAAGGGTTCGCTCATCAAGATCATCCACGTGGCCAAGCGCCAGCTGGACATGGATGACGAGACCTACCGCACCATGCTGCGTCGCCTGACCAACCGGGACTCGTGCTCGTTTTTGAGCATGAGCCAGCTTGAGGAGGTCGTGGACCATCTGCGTGGCCTGGGCTTCGCGGAGACGCCCGCGCGCAAGGCCAAGGTCAAGGCCAATCCCAAGCCGGCCGACGATCCGCAGTCCCGCAAGATCCGCAGCCTCTGGCTCACCTTGCGCGACATGGGCGCGATCAAGGACAGCAGCGAGGCGGCGCTGGCCAGCTTCGCCAGGCGCCAGACGCAGGTGGAGCGCCTGGAGTGGCTCAACAACTACCAGGCCGAGCGCGTCATCGAGAGCCTCAAGTCGTGGATCAAGCGGTTGGGAGGATAGCATGAGCAATGAGCGCGAGACTCCTCGGCAACTCGGAGCGGAGCTGCTCCAGGATCTGGCCGACAAGCTGGCCGCCCACGCCCAGGAGGCCTTCGGCGTCAGCGAGGCCAAGGCCAAGCGCTTCGCCGTGGAGGCCGCCGGCCGCGTGGCCGACGACTGGGGCGGACAGAATATTTACATGCCTATGGACTTGGTGGGCCGCCGAAGCGAGCGCAACGACCGGCTCTATCGCGACTTCACCGGCAACAACGTCCCGGAGCTAGCCACCAAGTATAGGCTATCGGTCCAATGCGTCTACCGCATCCTCAAGGTCCAGCATGAGCTGCATATGCCGAAGCAGCTCTCTCTTCTCACTGACGACCACGCGTAA